GAGTTCAGCTTGGAGCTTACAGCAACAAATTGTTTTGGGACATCAGCTCCTGAGACAGTAAATATCACAGTCATGGCTGACAATAAGTTTAAACCATTCTTGATTGACATCGAGAACTTTGGAGTTGACGGAGCGTCAGCTTGTCTAATAACTCCTTTATATTCAGTACTTTATCATAACGGAGCAGGTGACATCCCAGTTGTTGGTGACTATATATACAGGGATGCATTCAGCACTCAACCATTTATGGGTGGAGATATGTGGTACAAGGTCTACAGCTCTTTAGATAGTTTAGAGGTTAGCAACTTCGGTAAGGTGTGTGACGCACATACGTGTTAATTAGTATCTTTGTATTATGGCTGAACAGACGGTAACATATTCAACGAGCGAAGATTCATGGACATCATTCTGGTCTTATATTCCAGATTGGATGATAGGCATGAATAATAATTTCTACAGCTGGAGGAACGGTAGTCTTTATAAGCATAACACAAATAATATCAGGAATAGGTTCTACTATGAAGATGTTCCAGCACAAGATGGTGGCGGCATAAACTACCCGTCTACAATGACAACTATATTCAATGATAATCCATTCTCCCCTAAAGTATTTAAGACTGTTTCTATGTATAGTACTGATACATGGGATGTTGAGGTGGAGACGGATTTAAACACTGGATATATTGACAAGGATTGGTTCAAGCTTAAAGAAGGACATTGGTTTGCTTTTATCAGAAGGAACGACAACGAGATAGATTTAAAGGCTACATCGACACAAGGCATTGGGGCACTTACTTCATATGCTGCTCTTACACTTACGTTCAACTTCAATATTGGATCTAACTTAAGTCAAGGAGATAAGGTATACAGGATAAGCAACACGGGGACATTGGTTCTAATTGGAACTGTTGCATCTCACACACCTTTATCTATAACGCTCGTATCAGCAGCGGTTATACCTGTACCTGGTGATAAGATAGTATATGTTAAGAATAGTACAGCTGAGTCTTATGGACCTAGAGGATACTACATGCAGACAACACTTACAAATCAAAATACTGATTATGTAGGACTATTCCATATTAATACAAATTCTTTCTTGAGTTTCCCAACTTAGTAAAAATTGACTATCTTTGTGCATAAAAGATAATTCAAGATGATAGGAGCAATTTTAGGAGGTTTATCAGCAGTTGCCTCTGGGATATCAGCAATAAAAAATTTCCAGTCAGCACAAGATGCTCAAAAATCTGCTAATCTTTACGGTCAGCAGTTGCAAGGAATAAAGGAAACAAATGCATTGTTAGGCCTTAAGTCACCAGACATTAGTGGACTACAGGCACAGCAGACGGCAGCTCAGACGGCACAAGCTACTCAAGCTATTCAAGGCATGGGTCCAGAGGGTGCAGCACAAGCAGCAAATATATATCAAGCAGGACTTCAGCAAAACGCTGAGAATATGCAACGTCAAGCCGAGGCTGACTTCCAAACTGATTTAGCTAAGAGACAGAACGAACAGCAAGTGCAATTTAGAAATGTAACTGCACAAAGAGATTTAGCTACATCTAGACTTGAAGGCGCACAGGTAGAAGCAGCTCAAAGAAGAGCAAATGTACAAAGTGGAATTCAAGGCTTAGTTGGCGGTCTTGGAATGGCTGGTACAGATTTTCTTACAAGTGAAAAAGGAGACTATGGTAAATTGTCTGGTCTTTTGGGTAATCTTTAATTAGTTAGATATGCCAGAATACGCAGGATATACAGGTCAGAAATCCATAGATTGGCTTTCTTTAGCTAAAGGTATTAAAGGAGATATAGATCAAGGTCTTAAGGCTCGTGAAGAAAGAAAGGCTGCCGATGAAAAGTTATTTACTGACGCATCTAAAAATTTAAATTCTTGGGAATCAACTCAAGATAAGTCATTTAACACAGTCGTACTTGGTGGACTAGATCAAGCTAGGAATAAAGCTCTAGAATGGAATAAGGCTTTAAAGTCTGGAGCTATATCTAGAAATGAGTACCAAAGAAGAATGTCAAATCTAAATGAATCATTTGATTCACTTACAACAGCTACAAAGAACTTTGACCAATATGTTACATCTATAAATGATAGACAACAGAAAGGTCTGTCTTCATCTTTTGAGATGTTCTCCGCATTAATAAATTCAGACCTTCAGAACGTAGGACAGAAATCATTAAATATTGGTGATGAAGGAGATTTCTTTATGGTATCTGATATTGATGGAACTGTGCAGAATGTTAGGAACTATACTAACATGAATAACATCGTTGATAATAAAATAGATGTTGCTGGTTCAGTAGATAGTATAGTTTCTAAATGGGATCCAGTTGTATTGCAAGAATTAAAAGCAGGTGGTGTTGTAGTTTCATCTGAAGACCCTAGGCTAAATGATCCAGCATACAAGGCGGCAAAAGAAAATCTTATCGGATCATTAGTAGACCCTAAAAATGCTAGAGGTGTAGTTAGTGTATTACTAGATAATTCTAATCTTGAGTATGAGATGTATTATACTAAGGATCAGAGAAACGACTTGATAAACAAGGCTATAGCTAAAGAAGAATCAATTAAAGGCAAGGCTATGTCTGCTGACGAGCAAAGAGCATTTGCTGAGAAGTATGACAGAGAAAACTTAATACAAGTAGTACAAGATAACAGTGGTAACTACCAACCAGTCATTAACGACAAGATGATTGAAGATGCTAGAAGAGTAGTTGGAGATCAGATTGAAATACAGCTAGGCTGGAAGAAAGAGTCAGATAGAGGCTTTGCTCCACAAAGAGGAGGCGGTGGTGGAGGAGACGAAATGACTTATACTGAAGAAAAAGATATAGCTAAACAGAAAGAAAATCTTAAAAAATTCCAATTAGGATACGTAGCTACATTGAATGCATTTGGAATGACTCCTGATGGAGGTAGAGGTGGTACTAAAGATTTTAGCGGATTAAGTAATAAGTATAGATATAAATTTGAAAATGGTACTGTTAAAGTGTATCCAGTATCTGACAAGAAAATGACTGGAGATCCAATAGAGATAGTAACTGATCCAGAAGGATTGGCAATTTATGCTGTAGGTGGTGCTAGCAAAGCTGATGCCACAACCAGATATAGAGAAGGAAGAACTCAATACAGAACTGCAAAAGGATTAAGTGGTAATACAAAAGAAAACAAACCTGCTTCAAACGCTCCTACATCAAGAGCACCTAGAGGATAATAAAAATAAAAAAAAATATGCCTGGATACACTTCAGATTTATACAATTACATAGTAGGACTTGATCCTACATTTAAAAATGACGTAAGCCTTGAACAGTTTAAGTCTAAAATGTCAGATACTGGTTATTCAAAAAAAATGTATGACTGGGTTGGACAAAGTGATAAAACATTCCATTCAGATGTATCTTTTGATGCATTTAGAGAAAAACTAGGTTATAAAAAAAAAGGACCTACGGTATTACCGTCCGTACAAAAACCAGCACCCATTTCTTCGGGTATTCAACCCAAGGTAACTCAAAAGCCTTCGGGTACTTCTGTATCTCAAAAAAATAAACAAATAGAAGTATTCACAAACTTCCCAACTAAAGAAGAAAACGAATACAGAATTGTAAATAATAACTGGCAAAGAAAAGAGCCAGGTAAAGAATGGTCTACAGTTAGGGATTCAAATGCTATTATAGGTCTTAATAAACAATATAAAAAGAATATAGTTCCTAACGAAGGATTTGAAGGAATATCATCTAAATTAATAGACAATAGTGAAGAGACTGTAGTTCCTTACTTGCAAAAAAACTATGGAAATCTAGGCTTTAAATTTGAAGAGACTGGAGCTGGAGATAGAGTAAGAGTTGTTACTGAAGACGGAAAAAATTCTGAAATTTTTACATTAGATAACTGGACTGATGAAGGTGATTCATCTGAAGCAGTTAGATTAAAAGCTTGGTTAAAAGAAAATACAAATACAATACAAAGAGAAAGATACAGCAAAATAGATAGCGAAATATCTTCTATAAAGAATGCAAAGCCAAAAGAAAAAGCAGATTTAACAAAAGATGCATTTGCCAATATGTCTGCTGGAATTCCAGATGATTTATCTTTAGATATAAAAAGTCAATTAAAGTTAAAAGAAAAGGAAAAGGAAGCAATGCAATACAATAAGAGTAGAATGAATGCTCTTATGGATGATATAAGTAAAGCTAAGAAGACCGAGGGTAAGATAGATGATGCAGAAGCTAGAGCTAGAGTTGCTGCAATCTATGGAAACAAAGATGAAATAGCTAAACAAAATAGATATATAAACAATAGTCTTAACGATATAGCTAGGGTAAGCACTGCTACAAATCAAAGGTCAAAAGAATACGACCAAGACGTAGTAAAATGGCAAGCTGATTTAGAGCAAAATAATGGAGTTGAAACACCAGAATTAGCTGAAAGAAAAAAAGCTCTTGAAGGAAGAGCTGAAATGCTAAACAAGGAAGTAAGTGATTTAGACCAAAACTTAAAATTAAGTAAAGCATATCAATCTCAATTGGATGATATAGCTGGTGAATATATGTTGTTTAAAGAATCCAAAGGTTCTACTGGAGGGGCGATGGTAAATAACTTTGTAAAAGGAGCAACTAATATATTAAGATTTGCAGGATTAGAAAGGTCATCTCAAGAAGAATTAATAAAGGCTATTGGGTCAGATTACACAACTAAAGAATACGCTACATCTAAAGACAGAAGTGATATTGAAAAAGTTTTATTTAGTCTTAGTAACAGTATAGGTGCTGCCGTAGGTGGCGGTGGGGTCGCTGCTCCTGTTTCATTTTTTGCACAATCTTATTACGATGTAAAAGATGAAATGGATGACAATCCAGATTTTAATGGTGTTCCAGAGTTAGAAAAAACATTAGTCGCTGGAACTATTGGAGTTGCTGTTGGTTTCTTAGAAAAGTTTGGATTAGATAGATTGATGTCTAAGACTCCAATAGGTAAAAATATAGTAAATAGAATACTATTAAGAAGTGTAAAAGACTTACCTAAAAAAGCAACAGCTGAAATGCTTGAGGAATCAATCAATTCAAACATGAAAAGATTGCTTGCAAAAGGAGCTTTGAATGTTGCTGGAGGTATGATTGTTGAAGGGTCAACAGAATTTGCTCAAGAATTAGCTGAAGGAGGAGTAAAAGAATTATACAATGAAATGAAAGGTAAGGAGATGTTTCAATCTCCAGAAAGTTTATTAGCTCAGTCATTTGAAGCAGCATATTTAGGAGCGATGGGAGGTGCTGTAATGCAAGCTCCTGTGCAAGCAGCAAATGTAATTGCCACAGGGTTATCTAATAAGAATAAATTATTAGCAGAAGTATTAGAAAAATCAGTAACTGATTCAGAGTTAAAATCTATGATGACATCTAAGATTAAGACTCAAATATTAAATGGAGAAATAACAAAAGAAGAGGGTCAAAAACAATTGGATGCAGTCAATGAAGCAGCTGTAACATTTGATAAATTACCAGACAATATAACTGAGGAATCTAGATCTAAGTCTTTTGATTTATTGATAGAAAAATCAAAAATAGAAAAAGAAATTGCAGGCAAGGATGAAAATCTAGTTTCTGCACAGAAGGCAAGAATTGCCGATATTAATAACGAACTAAAAACCATATCAGAAAATGCCACTAAAGAAAGCAACATCGAAGAAGTCACAGCAGAAGGCGGTGGCTTACAACGTGAGGGAGTTAATGAAGGACAACCTCAAGTCGGGGAAGGAGAAGGGCCAGTCGGGGAAACCACGCAGCAAGGCACAGATCTTGGCAATCGCCCTGTCGAAGGCAGGGGTGTCCAAGAAGAAGGGGTAGAAACCATTGATGTCTATCATGGTGGATCAATGGATGAAAAGACTGGTGATATTTATGTAACAGAAGATAAAAATCAAGCTACTGAATACGCTAAAGGTAATCAAGGGAATGTTATTAAATATACTATACCTAAAAATGCTGTAGCATCTGAGCAAGATGTAACAAATGCTATATCTGAACTTGGGATAGAGGTTAATGATGAATCAAGATTGTATGAATTGATAGACCCAAGATTTGAAGAAACTTATATTGGAGATGACAATAAACAAAAATTATTTGATTCTTTAAAAAACAAAGGATTTGAAGCTGCTTCATTTATAGATGAAGATTTATCTTTAAATGAAAAACAAGGAGTAAAAAATATAGTTGTATTTGAAGCTGAAAAATTATCTCCTTCTTCTGTCACTGTAACAGAGAATGAAGCTGAAAATCTTTATGATCAAGGATATAGACCTGTAATTGATGGGCAGATTCAAGTTGACTATAATAAAGAAAATATTGGTGATTTATTTGAGAAATCAGATAGAGCCGAAATGTCATTACCGACTGAACCAACAGTCACAGAAGAAGTAACAACTGAAGAAGCAGTTACTCCTGTTTCACAATCACAAAATGAAGTAACAATAGATAATGCACAAGATGTAATATCTAAATTCTCTCAAGATGAAAGGCAATATAAAGCATCTGAAGCAGCAAGAAAAGTATTAAAAGCACTTCCAAAAGCTAAAATATTCTTACATAATAATGCTAATGAATATCAAAATGCTATTGCTTTTGGATATGGTCAAACTCTTGAGCAAGTAGCAAAAGATGAAGAAGGTGTTAATAGATCTTCTGGTACTATACTTCCAAATGGAGAAATACATATAGACATGTCTGTAGCTAACTCGGCTACTGTATTTCATGAAGCATTTCATTCTGCATTATCTCAACTAGGAGTTAAGTCTGAAGCAATGAATACTATGGTTTCTGGACTTAGTAAAATAGTTAAAGACAAAGCATTAATTGATAGAATAAATAAATTCAGTAAGAAATATGAATTTGCTGAACAATCTGAAGAATTCTTAGCTGAACTTGGTGGAATAATATCAGATGGACAAGCAGAATTGCTTTCACCTAATAACATTCAGAAATTTAAAAATTTAATTAATAACATAGCTAGAAAAATAGGATTACCTGCTATATTCTCTGAAGCGGCTGGACGACAAGAAGTATTAGATTTTATAAATAGTCTGTCTACAAATATAAAAGGAGGAAAAGAAATACAACTTGGAAAAAATGAAACAGGTATCACTGAGGAAATAAATCCATCTGCGCCTAACACTGGAAAAGATGTAGATACTTCTTCATTAGAAAACAGAAAAAAATCTTTAATACAAGATCTTGGATTAGTAAGACAAAAAGAGATAACTCAAAGATTAAAAACTGGAGTAAAATTATCAGATCTAGGAAAAGTGATATCTCACTTGACATTCTCTGACAGACTTGTTACTGGAAAGGTTGGAGATAAAGACTATCTTGGAGGTATACTATTTGCAGCTGCAACTAATAGAGTATGGGCATCTTTCTCCAAAGGAAGAGTCAGTTCTATAATAAATGGAATGCCTGTAAATGAAGATGGATATAGATATCTAATGCCAGCATTACTTACTGAAGAATCTCATATGTCAAACAAAGACATGATGAATACATCTCTAAAGTTAGTAGAGGATGCTGTATTAAACGGAGATATAGATCCTAAATCTGCTAACGATAGAATAAACAAGGCATTAAAAAGAAAAGGATTAGAGAAGTATCTTAATATATATAATAGTTCAATTGGTAAAAATTTAACAGCTGAAAGCGTAAAAAATGCCATAGATGAAGCTATTGTAAATAGTGATAGTACATTTGACAATAGAAAAACATTCTTAGAAGCATTACTTGGTAAAGCTGATATTGATTTAACTAAAAGATTTGGAAAACTTCCATCATTCTCTGAATTAGCAAATGGACTTGCTGAACCAATAACAGAAGGACATGAATACGGTGATATACTTTTGGTTATAAGAACTAAAGGAAATCTTGTTGCTGTTCAACCGAAAGAAGGAGATGCAGATTATCATCCTTCTTATCCTTGGGTCATCCGATCAGTAGATGAAAATGGAGATATTTCTGATGTTGAAACATTAATATTTGATAAATCTTATAATGCTATAAATGTATTTCCTAAGGTTACAAATAAAAGTGGTAAAACTTTAACATACCAGGATTATGTTGATAAATATGGAGATAAAGCAAAATCATCATATTTAGGATATATTGGTGGTAGGTCTACAATGTCTACATCATTAACTGAAGAAGTAACTATTGAGGCTGAACAAAAAGAGAAAGTGTCTGAAGTTTCTGGGAAAAGAAAAAAACAGTTATCTCCAGAAGCAAATGAAGCTTTGAATAAAGCAAAAGAAAAATACGATATTTCAATTGATAGAGGAAATTCTGAAACACAAGCTAAACAATCAGCAATTGCTGATTTAAAAAAGAATGATTGGTATGTAAATACAGATGATACACAAAGAGAAGATGCTGTAAGATCATTAAAACAATTCTTTGGTGAAAAGATTAAAAAAGCACCATCTGTAGCTAAAATAATGGGCCAGCCTAAAGCTGAAACTGTTACAATGACAAAAAAGAAACTTCGTGATGAGTTTATTAAGGCTAGAAATTCAGCAGCAATTGAAGGAAGAAATGACCTTAAGTCAAAACAGAGAGCTATAATTTCTGCTATTAATCAAATGAAAAGGGGAGGTATATTTTCCTCTAAACAAGCATCATCACTTGCTAAAAGAATTGTTTACTTAAATGTAGATAATCCCGTGATGGTAGATAGATTTATAAATTATGCAGAAAGATTATTTGAAAGAGCCGACTATCAAGAAGTATTAAAGAATGCATTTGGATTAAGAAATAAAATAAGAAAGGCTGGCAAGTCAAAAGATAAACTTCAAGCTGAAGTTGCTGGAATGGCAAAGAAATTCGCAAGGATAGATCCGTCTTTGGTTGAAGATATAGATATGTACATGGAAATGGCTGAAAAGGTATACAATGCTGTAAGGCCAGTAAGATTAATTAAGACTGGACTTGTAACAAAGATAGCAGCCGACATAGCTCAAATATCAGAATATCAAACTGAAGAGATAAAAAGACAAGAAGAAATACTTAAGAATGAGGCAATGGATATGCATAAATATCTTGTTGATTCTGGAGCGATAACTTCTGAAATGTCCTTAAAAGAAATAAAAGATGTAATAACTATTCTAGAGAATGATCCTGAAGCAGATGTTACAGACAGAGAATCTATAATTAGAGACTACGTTAAAAAAGCATTTGATGTATATTCAGGTATTATAATAGACATGGTTAAAACTGGTGTTGATCCAATGACAGGAGAGGAGATATCTTTCGATGAAAAACAAAAAGATATTATCAAAAGACTTATTGGCATTGATACTGACTTTATGAAGCTAGAGGATGCCTATAAATCTATTGAAGCATTGGATAACTTCATAGTAAATAAAATTACATCTGGAGTTGAGGCTATAGTAAATAGTTATGAAGGAAAGCTTAATGCTGAGGCAATGGAGAGATCTGGAATTAAAACTAGATCTTTAAAATTATTCTTTAGTGGTCTTGGAGGTAGATTTTTTGCTGAATATTTTGCATCACTACCTGTATTAATTGATACAATGTTTGCTGGTATAAATGCAGGTCAAAGATTCATGAATCTATCAGGACTCAATGAATTTGCAAATGGCGTGGCAAAGGCTACAAGGGAGCAGAATAACATGATAAATGAGTACGGTCAAAAGTTTGAGAAGTCTAGACCAAATGGAATGGATTTCAGAGCAGCTGAGAATGTATATGAGAGAGGAATAATTGCATATCTATCAAGAACAATTGATGGTAATACTACTCAGCAAAGAGAAGAACTAGGACGAAGAATAAATATAGTAAAAGATAGTATAGAGGCTTTATCAAAAGGAGATAAGGACCAAAGAAAAATGTCTGAAATATATCAATCACTTTACAATAAGTTAGGTCTTGATGAATTCAACAAGAACAATGATAATCTAACTATATCTGATATACAATCAAGAGCCGACAAAACAAACTTAGAAGCTACAAATTGGTGGATTGGAAAATGGGCAGAGAAATATTCAGACCTAGCTGATGTTAGTCTAAGTGTCTATAATACTGAATTAGGTAGTGATATAAACTATACTCCTGACCGTTACTCTAAAGTAGAAGGGGAAGAAAGTCCAATAGAAGACGTAAACCTGCAAAAAGCTGGTGCATTTGGAATGGACTTGAATTTTACCGATAAGAATAAGACTGGTGTATTAATGGAGACGACAAGACCAAGGAAGACTCCAGGAAGATATGTTAATCTTGATTTTGACATAAGTAATGCTAGATCTATGAAGGCAGCGTTAGTAGATATAAATACAGCTGCATCAGTAAGAAAGATAGATGGATTCCTTAGATCTCCTTCAATGAATAAAATAATTGAAGACACTAAGGACAAGCAAATACTACAACGAAGAATAAATAGTTACATAAGAAGATCAAAGCACAAAGCAGTAATAAATGATGCTACACTTAGAGAGTTAGACTCAGCATTTAATTATGTAGCTTCAATTGGAGCAGTTAAGGCTCTTGGTGGTATATTCCAACCTATTAAACAGACTATGCCAGTTATGGTTAACACTATAATTAATGCTGGTCCACAAAACATGTCATTAGCTTCTGTATTGGGAGATTCAGACATGCATGAATGGATTAACAATAGTGGAATGGCAATAGCAAATAGAGGAATGGAGGCATCTACTACTGTAGAAACTGCCAATAAATATTTAGACAAGGTAGCAGGAAGCAAGGGAGAAGCTTTAGGTAAAGGATTAATGAAAATAAACGAATTTTGGCTTAAAAAATTCTTGCAACAGCCAGATGTTTGGATTGCTAGGTCTTCATTTATATCTTACTATAAACAAGCTTTAAGGAGAAAAGGTGTTGATGTATCTAAGATAGATTGGAAAAATCATCCTGTTGATAAAGAAGCTGCAAATTATGCTCAGCATATGGTTGATAGACAGCAGAACGTATCTGATGCAGCTATGATGGGTGAGATTATGGCATCTGAGTCTGGAACTTGGAAGATAGCTAGAAAGACATTGTTGCCTTTTGCAAATTTCATTATGAACCAGAAGTCACGTATGTATTCTGACTTTAGGACAGCTGCATCAAGTGAAGCTAGTAAGGAAGATAAGGTAGCAGCGTTGAGATCACTAAGCGGATTAACAATAGAACTTGCCGCTTATCAATATATTGGATACTCGATAGGTGTGATGATAAAATCTCTTGCTGCAAATCTTGTTGGATACGAGCCAGATGATGAGGAAGAAGAGAAGAACAAAAAATATGCAGTACAAAATGCTTCAAATCAATACATAAAGGATGTTCTATCTCCATTGCCTTTAACGGATGGTGCTACATTAAAAGCATTCGACTTTATTGCTGACCAAATTCAAGATTTGATGATATCAGATCAGGAAATAAAGGATGCAATTGATGAGGAGAATAAGGTTAGAGAGGAAATGGGTGACGATCCAATGACAGATAAGCAAAAGGAAAAGCTAAAAAAAGACCTAATTAACAATAGAAAATACAAGTTTGAGGACTACAAAAATGACAAATTATTTAATCTTGGTACATTGTCAATAGCACTAGATAAAAGTAGTGAACTATGGGAAATGACTAAGATGGCAAAGACTGGAAAGTTTACAGAAGAGTCTTATGGTGCTGAGAAGACTAAATACATAAATAAGGCAGACCAAAAAATGATGGCATACTTATCAGCATTGAAATTTGCATCTTTATCTGGAGCGTTGCCAGTTGAAGCCAATAACCTTGCTATGTATTCAACAAAGTACATTAAGAAGAAGGCAATGACAGAGAATCAGAAAGACATGTCTACCGAACTAATGAAAGAAATGAACATAAAAGAGTTAAAAGACTATCAAGTAGCTTTAATAGAAAAAAAGAAATCTGTTGATTCAGTGATAGAAGAAGTAGATTGGGTTGAAAGCAATGGAGGCCTTAAGAACAAGAAACAACAAGAAGAATACATTAAAATCCTAAATAAAAATGGAGAGGTAACTTCAGAGGATCTTGATAAGATACAAAAGTTAAAATAAAAAGACCCCTAGTGAAAGCTAGGGGTTTTATGCAAATATAAATTTAGTTTTGTTTTTAATTCTACCTTTAAGCATAGCTCTTAAATTATTTACATTTATATTGTTGTATAAAGACGCATCTTTAACATTATAATAGAATACTCCAGTTTCTACATCAAGAACTATCCTTGATCTTGTATTATTAAATCCAGAAAATTTTTCTATTAGAGCAAGTTTTAACATTTGTTTTGTTTCTTCTGACATTGGCTTTCCATGTTTATGCTTGCCAGATTTTATTTTTGATGCTAATATTTTAGCCTTCCATTCATCTGTAAAAACTCTTCCTTTAAATTTTAATGATAAATACTCTTTTTGAGCATCAGTCTTTTTTGTACCATACATAGGATTTTTGTTTCCAAGTTTAGATTCAGACAACTTAATTGAAGTTGATTTTGATACAACTCTAGGAATATTATCATATTCTGTTAATATAGAATTTAATCCGTTTGGGGCTAATGAATTATAATATTCTTGCCAGTATCTTTCCCTAATATTTAAATCTTCAAAAGCACACTCTTCTATAATCTCAAATGCATGATTATCTACTCCATATTTTTTCAATGAATTAAGTAATACTTTTTGTGTATTACATCTCATACTTTTATATTGTTTAAATCTTTTATCTACATTTCTGCTCTGACCAATATAGACTTTATTGGATGGAGAAGTAATCTTGTATATAACACATTTAATCATTTCTAATTAAAGAAGTAAGTCTTTGTTATTTTTTGAGATGTGTTTTTTGATATATTCTGCATTACAAATCCAGACCTTCCTTTCTTAAAATTAGTTTGAACCCACTCTGAAGAAGGGCTAAATGCTGGATAATTAAAATAATCAAATTCATCAGATGTGCACATATCAAATAAACATTGATGTGAATCTCCTTTGCTGAATTCTATGTTTTCAACATATCTAAGATCAGTATTATGCCTTATGTACTGAGATATCTTTTCAGAAGTTCTTGGATCAAGAACTGGCTTAAAACCAAACTTAAGATTTCTTGAATCTTTACCATGTGTTATTACAAAACCATGATTTCCAATTATGTAGTGATTTATAAATCGTTGATGATTAACAACATCAACATTTGTGAATTTATGATCCACCACCTGTTTAAAAGCTGAATTAACTACATATCCAAATGAACCAGCGTGATTATCTTCACATATATTGTTGCAATATATGTATTCATAAGATTCATTGAGAAGTCCAATTAAAAGAAGTTTAGCCTTTAAACCAGTATCGAATGCTTGCTCATTTGTCATGTTTTGAGGCAATTTATGACCTTTTCTTGTAGTCTCTCCATCCCATCCATCCATAAAGTCGCCAAGTTCATCTATTACAAGTGTATCTCCTGATTTATTTTTAATGACAAAATCAGCCATTTCTCTTATTCTAGAAAATAATATTTCTGCATTCCATTCTACAGGATAAAGAGCCAATCCTCCTCTACTTGCATCCATACCTACATGAACATCGGTCCAAATAAGTCTATCAAAAACTTCATCTTTAGAATTGTGAGGTTTCTTTATAACTGGTTTAATGTCTTTAAGGCAATCTAATATTATTCTATCAAAATCTATATTGCCACCCTCATTCAAATCACCCCTTACATTAATAGAGTAGTGCTGCCCTTTGTACCAGTAGTGCTTAACTAGTTCAGGGTCAATGCCTACTTTTTCACACTCATCAAATATTCCTTTGTTTAGGTTCTTATTTAAGTATCTTGAGATTTTAAGTCTTAAGGATGTAGATTCCTCTACGTTTAACTCTTTAGCAACCTTACGCATTATCTCCGTCTTGTTCTTTATACCAGATTCGTATAAATCAAGTGCTAACTTTTTATATGTCTTCATGATTAGATTTGTGTACGTCTCTAAGTACCTTATTTAATTTACGTATTATATCCTTGATTTCCTCGACATCCTTATCTGCCAAAGCCTCATACAGCTCTGAACATAAGTTATTTATCTCATTCATTGTCGAGTTGACGTATTGCATGTGATTATTCATGCGGCCAAATGTATGAACTATATATTACATATCCAAATCTATAGCATCTAGTATAGAATCCCAAATGTCATCTTGTTTGATAGATACATTTCTTGACTTATTAGATTTAAACAACGGGTTCTCATCTAGGACATATTTAGTACTATTATTTGTATGAACAGATATAGGGTACACCATGTCTTCAATCCACTTATCCATGTTCTCTGATATTAACTTAGATATCTCCTTGTTCTCTTTGTACCTATTTAGGTAGTACCATATCTGATCGTGTCTTAAGAATGTTACCTTACCTATGTGCCTTGACTTGGCTCCCTCCTTGTCCATCATAACAACAAACTGTCTCCTTAGCTCTGACATGTAAAGACCCATTCTGTTTCCTTTTGCCTTCTCAAAGTAGGCTCTCGCTTTAATTAATTTATCAGCTTCCATAAACTTTAGTACTAAATTTAACATTTGATAGACTTATAGTTACTCTATATCTATCGTAATTTGATGCCTTATCCTTTAATAAGGTCTTTGATACTCTTTTAAAACATTCCTGGACAATGTTATGATTCTCGTCCAATAGAAGTGGGTACTTCTCTTTTCTTACAACAATTGGTTGGAGCCTAGAGTTCTTCTTTATCGGAACAGCTCTCATCTCTATGTCTGCTATATAAACTGCCGTCATAAACAAAAACTTTTAAACCGTGATTTGTTAATTCTTTTATTCTGTACTCTTGTAACGGCCTTGGCTTCTTACCTTTCTGCTTAACTTCATAGAACTCTGCGCTGCAATCTTTAGGTATTGCAATGAGGTCTGGTATGCCTGGCTTGTTTGTTACAGATAACTTTAGGACGTAGTATCCTTTTGACTCTAAGTCTTTAATTAGCTTTGACTGTATCTTTCCTTCTAGCATAGGTGAAATTTATTATAACCATTTATCCTTTAAAATTTCATCCCAGTAACAGACGTTTTTCTCTACGCCATCTACATTCCTAATCCATACACAAGGAAATCTATCTCTAGCTTGTGTTAACCTTTCCCATGTAGGAGCAGACTTATCTGTATTGTTTTCATAATATAACCAGCATTCCCAGTAGTGATACATTTCTGGAGCTATAAATGTAACTGCTATCTGCCATTTAAAAAATACAAAAGACCATACTGGACTCCATTCAAATCGGTAGTCTGTAGGTGTCCATTTTGTTTTCCATCCTAAATCAACGAAATCAAAACCGATTTTTTTAGGAACGAATTTTAAATATCCAGGTTTTTCTTTATCTCTTATGGTCCTTCTTGGATAAAAATATGGCGTTCCAATTGCAATCTTTCCAATATACCACTTCATTTTTAATGGTTTGAATGGAGAAAAATAAGTTTTTAAAAATCTCATAATATATATTTTAAATTTATAACAAAGTGCAAGCGGCATTAAAACGACCGCCTGCACGACCGTTATAAGAAATTACGCCCACATCCAAGGTTCTTATAACAGCGTATAAACTCAATTTTTAGGCTCTATCAATCTTACTTCGAAATTTTTAAGCCTATAAAAATGTTCAGATATTATTCCGTTTTCTGTTTTCAAATACGTTATGTAATGGTCTTTGACATATTCTCTTACATTCTGTTTAGATGTTGTAGAAATATCTTCTCTGTGCGTTCCATCGTAGAAAATGGAGTACTTCTTGTAAATTGGTTTTGTCATATTTATTAATTTAATTTTTTGTATGCCTAAAAACTGCGTCTATACGCTTATCGTTATTTAGTTATTATAAAATAACCATTACCCATGTATACGTAAAAGAAAGTAGTATTAGTACTTTTTTCTAAAGCCCACCACATAGTATGTCCAGCTTTATAGCTTCTTTCTTTAAGTTGATTATTGTACTTCAAATCACCAGCGAACCTGTAATACATTCTAATGAACCAATACTTCATAATCTTTCTTAAATATGTTAACTGTATACTTTTTTTTGCTCTTTACAACCTTATATATCTTTTCTATGCATAAATAAATGGTATTTTCTTTTTTGTTCTACCATTTATATAATGACTCATCCTATTTGCTGTCCAGCCGATACTCTCAGCTGCTTCTTTTACCGTTCCATAAAAAATACCAGTTTCTATATTTAATAAAATTTTGGCATTGCTATTGTTTTCTCCATTTTGAATACTGCTCATTTTTAAACTAAAAAGCTCACCAAATTTATATCCAGTCATAGCTTTTGATCTTTTAATTAATACTTCTTTAGATTGTTTTTTACCTGTATTTGATATTGATATAGACATTTTATGTGCATCAGATAATTTTTTACCAGTCAATGATTTACTTATTTTAAGTATTCTTAGTTCAGGATTCTTATATTTTGAAGTTATTCCTTTTCTATTTTTCTTTATTTTATCTATAGTTTGATCTGACAATTTTCCACTTTTACCTGCATATCCTTGAAGATTACAATTAAGACCATTTGGTCCAATTACATTATAATGTTCTTGCCAATATCTTTCCCTTTCATTTAACTTACAGATACTACATTCTTCAACAATGTCAAAAATATGATTGTCAATACCATATTTTAATATTGATCTATATAACTTTGTTTGTTTTGATGTAGATGAATATCTATAACTTTGAATCCTTTTAGATATATCTATAGATTGACCAATATATATTTTTCCATTTGGATTTGTGATTTTATATATTCCTACCATAATAAAAAACCCATCTGCCTTTCAGGGTCGAGGTCCGTACTCAGCAAATGGGTGTTTGTTTAATATTTTACATTGTAGCCTCGACTCTACAATACAAATATACAAATATTAACTTTTTATGCAATAATCTTTTTTAAATATATTAATAGTGTATTTCATTTTGCTTTTTACTATTTTATATATTTTTTCTTCTATTCCATTTTCTGAAAATATCCAGTATACTTTATTATTAAGTCTATTGATTGTAGTAAGTCTATCTCGTGCCTGCCAATAAGACACAGCACTGTGCTGGATGTTATAGAATACAAGATACTCAGCATTCTTTAAGGATATACCCTCACGACCAGATACAATTTGTAAGGCTATGACCTTATCTGTAGCATTAAATTCATCAAGGTCTGTAGTAAGATTGTCAGCGTAAACCTGTTTCAATGCATCTAATTCCGCTTTGAATACATAGAATATACCTATCTTCTTTCCTGCAAATCGTTCCTTAATGAACTCAGCCTTTGTTGTGTCAAGAACCATAGAGCTACCAGACTCAAACTTAACTGTACCACTATATAACTGATGTATCTTCTGTAGCAACTTGGCGGGTGTATCGCCAAGTATAACTTCTTCCTTTCCTTCAATTACAAGATCCTTGAGCAACTTATCTGCTAATTCATACGTCTTGCGCTTCATTTTGACATACAGAACCTGCTCTTCAATCTTAGATGTAAATCCTGCTTGCTGCTGAGTAAATGTAACCATATATTTAGATATATCGGCCATTATCTTTTCCTCAATGCCTGCTGAGTAGTCGTTAATCATAAAAGAATTTATCTTCTTCTGCTTAACATTCACATAGTCATCTGCCCATCTATAGAAGTTTTTGTATCCATACCAAGGTGAATATGTTGACACCCAGAACTGATGATACATCTGAGAAAAACTCTCTGGCGAAGGAGTCCCTGACAAGAAAATCATAGGCTTTGATGTATACTTTTCTCTAAATAGTTTTGTAGATGTGCCTGGCTTTGGGAATGCTCCAAATCTGTGGTGCTCATCGTGTATAACTAAATCAAAGTCTCCAACAATTTTGTGCATGCTCTCGTCATTCACAATCATAATTTCA